TCAATAACCGCATCGACTTCCTGGTCTACATTTACACAAATGTATCGCTTGCGATACGTGCCGTCCGGGTCCTCGGATAATGTCGAAGCGTTTCTCGCCGTGGCAATATCGGGATAAGCGCCGCCCACCCATATCTCGCAAGTGATTGCGTCATCGGCCCCGCCTGCGGCAAAGTCAGCATCTATGTCTATGGTGGTTGTAGTTGCGGCCGTAATCTCATATATTGCATCATCCTCGCCACTCGCTAAGGGAGCTGAAAGGTCTATCTTGAGTAATGTTCCAACAATAGGAGTTTGTGCCCATGTACTGCCTGAGACAATCCGAACTTTATTACTGCCGTTGTTTTCAGTAGCCAAACCTGCTTCGGTCGCGATAAGGCCACCCGTAGCCGTCATGTAATCGGTAAGTGTACCCGTGAAAGTCGCTATCGTACAACCGCCACCTGCGTCCCAACCGCCTACCCACGCCACAACTGAGACGTTATCAATAGAACCTGTAAACGTAGCATCCGCTCGAATAGTAATAGACGCTGTAGTGCCCATTGCTATACCGTATGCAGTAAAAACGCCTACTTGTACATAGGATTCAATCGCTACGCCATCAAATCGAGTTGTAACAGTGCCATCTGTATATGCAGTCACTTCAAACTGGATTCTATACAGGCGACCGTCTGTTAGACCAGTTAGCCCTTGTGTGAGATCAGAATTTGCACCTGCGTTGTCTTCACTTGCTACTCCAGCCGCAAGAGTCCAGGTCCCTTCAGTCCAGTTATCAAAACTCGGGAAATCGCCATCCGTTACAAGCTCACTGCCAACAGTAAATGCACTCGCCTGACCGACAAAGTGCACAGTATCTTCGTTGATGTTGCTGCCAGCAGCAAAGACGGAAACACATACTATGAGAAATATCAATAAAACTATTAACTTTTTCATGTTACACCTCTTAAAAATATCTTAGTGGAACAGTAATTCCTGTCGCTGCACCAGTCGTAGTTGTATGTGCGATTGCATACATATATCTATATCCTGTTGTGTCGAATGTTACCTTTACAATTCTATTATTACCACTATCAGATACAATGATGGCTGTTATATGTGTATCAGTTGCCACACACGTATCAGCCCATCTGACACCACTACTTCTTATGGCAGTTCCAAACGTGAGTAGCAGACTGCCTATTCGTTCAGGCGCTCCTCCATCACTGATGCCATAAAGAGATATTGTAACATCATCATTATCATTGCAGGTAGCAAAGCACGTAAGTACAGCAGAATTTGCTTCCATAGCACTGCCACCACGGGCGGAACTATGAGCCCTCAAATCAAATGGCCCAAGTGTCCCGCCAGGCGCAGGAACTCCTACGCTGTATCCTGTTGCTGCAATCAGGTCTGTTTCTGCCCCTGCTGCCGACACAACTAAATTTGTGTACGCAGATACTTTTGTACTAAGTACAGCCCGCACGTTATACGCAATCGTTGCCGTCCAGAAGATTGCTATAAGGAACAGCAGGAAAACCGCTGATACTTTTCCCATGTACTTTTTCATCTTATGCCCTTTCAAAATATGGGGCAGAGCCGAAACCCTGCCCCATTAAAATTAAACTTCTTACTCGTGTGGCGGAACCCAATTGGCTAATGCACCAGAACCACTACCCATCAAAACATTGTTAGATGCATGACTAAGGTCAAAATCGAAACCAGTACCAATGGCATAGGTGTCGCAATCAATCTCAGTCATCATCATATTGTTGGTAACCATTACATAATCATTCTCGCAGTCAATAGGCATACCCTGCGTATAGATATAGTTGTCAGCAATAATGCAACCTGTGATTTGGCCTGTTTCATTCCAGTCAATACCAATGGAACCTGGGTCTTGGTTCATTATGAAATTGTTGGTAATCTTAACATTGTAGAAAAGGTTATCCTCATCAATCTGGATACTTGCCGTAGTGAACCCGACAGGATTACCAGTGCCCACAGCCGAAAACTCGCATTCATTGATAACCATAAACGAACAGTCAGAGGCTTTGATACCTACAGTGTCAGTGGCTTCAGCAAGAAACAAACAGTTTTGAAATTGCAAACCTGATTGGCCGTCAACATCTATTAAAACCCCACCTGCATCATTATCCTGAAACATCATGTTGTAAAACCGGCAACCCGCATAATTAGTACCAGATGTAATAGTGATAGTACCAATTAAAGAAGCCTTATCAAAAGCATTGTTACTTCCAACACCAATGATGTCGGTTTTCTGAGCAAGTTTTGTCAGGTCCTCAGTGATACTATCGCCCTTGACGTAAATGGTGTTACGGGCCGCCCACTGCCTGTCCGCAGTTCTGGCAATATCATTATGTGAAACTAACATTGCAGTAGACAGTAATTGATAAGCGTCCGCCCACGACGTCCCGGCTCCGCCGTCATTCGGTCGGTTGCCGTCAACATACCAGACATCGCCCTGCGCTTCGACATTGCCTGTCTGCGGAATAAAGACCGTCTTAATGGTCCTTGCCGTAGTTGCCTGCATAAACACACTGATAATCATAAGAATGGAAACCAACACAAGCAACGCCACTATTGAAATTTTTCCAATTCGTTTCTTCATGGTAACTCCTTTCTTATTCCAAAGTGAGATCGATTATGGCCGGTTGGTCAGTTTGGCCGTTAGTTGATTTGACCACGACAATACCCCACACAGGGTCGGTTCCATCGCCTGCTACAACTCCAACACCACCGGCAACACCAGCAGTAGTAGTTTCACCAGCAGGATTGCCAACAACCAATGTGTTGGCATCAACAAGTACCGGACAATAACCTCTCGTCTGGACCCAACCGTAATAATCAGCGGTAAAGTCAACAAGGGGCACACCAACCCTTACAGCGGTTGCAGCAGCAGCCGGGACTGCTATAACATCTCGAAACTTGTTCTTTATAACAGTCAATTCAGCGGTAACTGGTATGGCTGTTCTAATACCACCTCTGTCAGCGATTCCCAACTTAGGCGTTGTTCCTGCGGGATTCGACTTGATCAAATACATGTCGCCAAGAATGGCTGCTGTAACATCAACACACAAAAGGAACCCGTCAATCAAGGCGTCTTTTGCAATCGTAGTTGTGGTACCTATTGTAATGAACTTGTCGCCCGCTACAGCCGCAGTACCATTGGTATTGACTACTTCGGTATTCCCGGCAATCGGCACAGATGATTGACACATCAAGGCTTTTGACAAACCCGAACCACCATCTTTAATATACCGGAACCGACGACCGTCACGAGCATCTGCAATAGCTCCGAGCGGGAAAACCTTATTCGCGTGCGGAGCAAAAAGGTCGCGGTCTGCAAGCAAACTTTCAACCCTAATATGCCACTGACTGTGATTAGGGGTATCAGCGTCACCCCAAAATAAATTATCGTAACTCATGTGTTACTCCTTTTCTAAGCGGGAAACACCCGCAAAAATAAAATTTAGCCCTGACATTCGACTTTAATGACTTTGCATTCGTCGAATCTCATAGCACCCATGTTCATTTTGACGTATACACGCTGACTATAGGACCTTGTGGACTCCTCGGTAATCTTGATAGTCAGAGCATCCGCTATACCGAGAATCATCCCGTCCTGCGCCCAGAACCAGCATTCAAATACATCCGTATCGCCATCGACATCGTTGTTCGTACCGGCTACAACCAGTGGGTCAACAATCCAGTTCACGCCCATCCAGTTGCGAAGAATACCACCGTTAACGAGTGGTTTTCTATCGTTGTAGTCAATGTTGACGTACTCTTCCTGACCAAAGAGATTCGTCCCCTGACGTGGTGAAATTGCACCCCAGATAGGAATGTTCGGGTTCACTTCGTTGTTTTTGAAGTATTCCAGAACAAGCTCTATCTTTTCGGTTGTCATACCGGTATCGGAAGCCGAAGCATTACCAACAGCGGTATCGTGGGCGATAGTACGACCGGTATTGAGGCCGGTGTACTTTACATTACCATCTTGATTCGCCCAGCTAATCGAACCGGCATTTCGACGACCGGAACCGACTGCGGCCTCGAACGCATTGAAGATAATGACATCTTTTTTGCGTTGCACCGCATTTTTGAACGATGTGACGAAATCGCCTGTTGGCGACAATTTAACGTCAAGGTCGTCGTCTACGTCGTACAGTACAGAGTTATGATACGGAGTCGTATCGACCCATCGTCTCTGTGTACTTGGGTCCATCTCAGGAGTTTCGGGGCTTCTGCCGGTTTTTTCCTGCAATTCAAACTCACTCATCATATCGAACGCTTTATCTTCGTTCGACATGAGGTCGGTTTCAATCCTTACCGCTTGCCCGAACCGAGATTCATCTTTCTGGCACTCCAAATACAGGTCGTCGTGAAACTTTGACGTGAACCATGTAGGAATACCCCCTGTCATGTTAATACTTGAACTCATTAGTTTACCTTTCCAAAAAAATAGTTAAATTGATCGGAAAGGGAGTCCAAAGTTGGGGCTTTCCTGTGCTTTTAATGTCCCACTGGGACAGTATCACTTTGATACAAGCATCAGGGCCTCTTGCGAGGGGAATCTGAATATATAAAGCCTACGCTGGCTTTTTTTGGTAAAGAACCTTGAGCGACTCCTCAAGGCGTTTAAACTCCGGGTCTCCTTTGAAGTTTACAGGATTCTTTACTCTTATTACGGCCTGCTGTGCACGAATACCGGTTATTTGAGAATTTATCCCATCTAACGACAACGCACCAGTACCACCGCCGCCTTTACGGTCCGCTTCACCCATTTTCTGCGCCATGTTGTCCATTATTATAGTCAGCCAGGGGGATTGCTTCAGTTGCGGGGCTTCTTCAAACAACTTTTCCAGCGGATTTATCATTTTACCGTCTGCACCTTTTACCTCGATTTCTCCGTACTTCCGGAGATGTGCCAATGCGGCAGCAGTTCGGTCGTCAGTACCCTCGAGCCATTGGCCTTTGAGTATAGCAGTACCAGCGTCAAATCTCTGGGTCTTGCTTTCTTCCAGGCTCTCGCTAAAGGTGTCAACGCCCGTCACTTGCATTGTATGATAGAGATCCAGTGCTTCCTTGAAATCCTGCTGATTCCAATTCTTCTTATGTGCAAATTCCTTGAGCATCACCATATTATTGTCGTCAAGCGGACCAAGTTTCACTGCGTGCTCGTCAGATAGCGTGTACTCGTACAAGTCCTGCGTATCTGGCCTGCCATGAGCTTTACTCCATGCGGCCCTCACATCGTCGCTGGAGGTCTCGGATGGTATCTCTACCAAAGTATCAGGGTTCTTGCCTAACTTCTTTTTAGTAGCAACAAGTCCATTTGCTAAGTCGGTTACACTATTATAGTTTAACATTGCGGCATTATCTTTGAACTCGTCTCGACCAGTCCAATTCTCAGCAAATACACCATCGGAACCGACGAAACCTTCACCGCCACCTTCCTCTTCTCCGCCACTGAACACAAGGCCAAGTTCGCATATCTTCGCTAACGTCATTTTCTCACTCATTTTCTTCCTCCTCGCTGGTATCCCAGCCCTAAAAAGTTATATTAGTCCTTGTCTTTGATGAACTCGATAGTCTCGTCTATGGTTCTGATAAATACATCTTGAGAAATCGCCAGCGTTTCAGCCATAGCCTCAAAGTATTTTTTAATAACCAAGAGTTTCTCAATAAGCGTTGTTTTTGTCTCAGTCATAGTATTACCTCTTAGTTGGGCAGTCTACGACTGCGGGTATAAGATTCTCAATGTGGTCTTTGTCGTGAAAGCACCAGCCGTTTTTATCGTCTGGGGTTTTGCCAACCCTTGCTTGTAGGTGATTGTCCATTTCTGGACTCCATATTTCTGAAATATAACCCGTTAATCGCTTTCCCCCACATATATCATCTTCCTCATAAACGACAACAATGTAGTCACCGAGGCCGAGGGTTTCCCCACACATTTTCACTGTTTTTGCTTTTCCACTCATTTCATTCCTCTCTTTCGCTGTACTCAGCCCACCCTATTTCAGGTAGCTACTTATTGTTTCGTGGGATTCTTGAATATACTTAAGGGCTAATTGCAGACGGCTCGCAACCCTTTCAACGCCTTTTTCATCGTCCGGGTTATCGTTAAATAGTAAGTCGACTGCGCCGGACAATTCCCCAATAGCTTTGTTAATTCTGATAAGTTCTTCTACTTGAACATTACCATCAATGTCGGTTGTTTTCATATCTTCTCCTTTGCTGGCTACTGTCAGCCCACCTAATTAGTTACTATTACAGTTGGTTAGTTCGGTTTTAATTTGTTCAATGTCTGCCCGTAGCTGTCTCTCCCTTTCGGTGTAACCAGCCCTAAATATCTTTTCTTCGGATTCCGAGTAATTGGCATCGGTTATTAAAAGGCAGTTGTCATATCGTAAGCGGTCTAACATTTTCGCAAATTCGCTTGTACTCAAGCCCATAATATACTCCTAAGGGTTGGGATTGCTTACGCAATCGGTTAAAGTTTGCTTGTTATTCTTTTGCCCCATTTCCACTTCTTGTTAGACCTGTTTGGGATATTTATCCTATCATAGTGGTCTGTTTTGACCGAAAAGCTCTTACTGTTGACCCTTAGAACAATGGCCGGATAGTTTGTATAGCAAGTTGTTTCGTGCCAAGTTGTTACCTCAACTCGGTCACCTACAATGATTGTTCCCTCAAGCTCATCGACAGCCCGTAGTCTTTCCCTATATGTCGGCTTCATCTTATTCCCTTTCTTTTAATTGTACTCAATTCCAACATAATCCCAATGACAGCCCACCCTAATAGATGGGCTGATAATTGAGACTACCCAAGCTCGTTATTGTCCAGTTCTTCCAGAAGCCTTGCTGCGGCTTCTTTGACTCCACAATCATACTGAAAGCCCTGAGATAGCCGTATAATAAAACCAAGCAGTTTATCGTAATCGTTTGTTGTGGTCTGCACCTTTTCTTTTGTAGCCGCCGTAACTTGCTTCTCAGTCATATAATCCTCTCTTGTTAAGGTTATTTGTTGGGCTTGCTGTCGCAAGGCAGATTATCGGACATATATAAAACAAACCCACATTATCAGAACTATAATTCCAAATGCAACAATCAGCCAGTCTTCTCTAAAATGGTTTTTCTTCAATCGTACCTTAAGAGAATATCTATTCTCCTTACAAGCCAAGAGGCACTTGCTGTTTGCGAATCATAATAATACTTTAGTTTTTCTTCGGAATCTTCGTAGTCGTGCTTGCTCATTGAGTCGTATGGCGCAAATTCGCCCGACTCTACTAATTTACGGGCGACTACGAAGTATTTCTTTTCTATGCCGCCTCGAAAGCAAGAACAATCAAGGCATCCCACCCAATAAGTTGGCTCGTTTGCATTGTTGACAGTTTTGATTGGCTCCAAGTGCCCTCCGCAGCCCTCGCAAACCCCCTGTATCCTCTTTCGGCATTCAGCCTTAGTAATTTGGTATCTCATTGTTCTATCGCCATCCCACAATCGGGGCAATTTCTATACCATTCGTCCCCGATTAGCCTTCTGCCGACTTCCTCCCCACATTTTTCACATTCGTCAATTTCATCTTCGGGGTCTTGGGCGAATGTCCATATCTCAGCCTCAACAAAGCCTGTTTTAACTCGCTT